ATGAATGTCTTATTAGATGTTCTTTCTTATAATACTCAGTATAATGCTCTTCTTGCTCATATGTCAATGAATGAAGCGTTCTTAGATTCAGCACAAGTAAGATCTAATGCGGTATCACACGCTAAAAATTTAGGCTATATTCCAAAGTCAAGAACAGCAGCTCAAACAAAATTAAAAGTTACAGTAACTGGCGATGCAGATTCTCCCACAACTGTTTCTATTCCAAAGGGATATAATTTTACAGGTCAAATTGGATCTAATACCTACACATTTGTAACTAATGCTGCGTTTAATGCTACAAAGAGCCAGTTTAATAATCAATATGTTTTTAATGAAGTTCATGCTTATGAAGGTAAACTTGTTAATCTTACATATCGAGTAGATAATAAAGAAGAATTTCAAAAATTTAGAATTGCTGATCCAAACGTAGATACATCAACTATGCTTGTTAGAGTTCGTAGTTCTTTGACTTCAAGTGACTATACAACATATACTCACTTTAATAACATATTACAAGTAAATGACGAATCTAAAGTTTACTTTTTACAAGAAAATGGTAATGGCCAGTATGAGTTTTATTTTGGTGATGGAGTCTTAGGATACCAGCCAACAACTGGGCAAATTGTTGAATTAACTTATATTTCTACTAGTGGCTTAGAAGGAAATGGCGCAAAAACATTTTCGGCCAATTCGCTAATTGGTGGTCAATCATCTATCTTAGTAGAGACTATAAGCGGATTTGTTAAAACAATTTCTGGTGCAGAAAAAGAAACAATCGACTCTATTAAATTTAATGCACCTAAGTTATTTGCTGCTCAAGATAGAGCTGTTACTTCTGAAGATTATCGCAGTATCTTATTAGCTGAATTTGATTATATTGATGATATTTCAGTCTGGGGTGGAGAAACTGCTGTGCCACCAGTTTATGGTAAAGTATACGTTTCAATTAAACCTACAACTGGCGAAGTATTAACTGATTCTACTAAAAATGGTATTGAAAGATATTTAACAAATAAAAACGTTGGATCAGTTACAGCCGAAGTTGTAGATCCAGACTATACATATTTAAATATTGAAGCGTTTTTTAAATATAACCCTAATGATACTTCTAGAACTAAAACTCAATTAGAGGAATCTGTTCGACAAGTTATTACAAATTATAATAATACGACATTGAAAAAATTCGATGGTGTATTTAGACAGTCGCGAGTGTTACGCCTTATTGACGATACAGATCAAGGCATTTTAAACTCTACAATAAGAATAAAAATGCATAAGCATATATTCCCAATTGCTGGTGTGACTTCTTCTTATAATATTAAATTTTCTTCTCCAATGTATTTGTCTGATTCGGATGAATCAATTATTACTTCTAATACGTTTCACACAGATAGTGCTGGAACCGAAGGAACATTTACAGATATTGCAATTGTAGGATCTACTAATAGACAGGTTCAAGTCGTATCTGCTACAACTGGAAATGTAATAATTGCCAATGCCGGAACCGTAAATCCAACGGCTGGAACAATTAGTCTTAGTTTAAATATTGCTTCAACAGCAGTAATAAAAATATACGCTAAAGCCGATTCAAACGATATTGCTCCAAAATTTAATCAGCTTGTTGCTATTGAGTTAGATGATCCAGAAGATGCTATTACAGTAACTGGCGAAATAGATACTATTGCAACGCAGGGCTCTGGTGGTGCTGCGAACTACACAACATTCCCAAGGCATTAATAGGGTCTCATGGCTGATAATAAAACAAATATAGAAAGCCCTAGTGTTGAGCAATTAATTCCTCAGCAATTAGTAGGTGACTCTCAAGCTCTAATTGAGTTCTTAAAGGAATACTATAAGTTCCTTAATCAAGACCAAGAGCCTACTCAAGTAATTAATACAATTGTTCAAAACAGAGATTTGGACGATGCTGTTGATGCGTACATTGACATGGTTCGCAAAGAGCTTGGCTATGGAATGGCCACTCAACTTGAAGCTAATAAAGTAAATTTATATAAACATATTGGAGAATTTTATAGAGCTAAAGGTTCTATTGATTCGTTTAAACTATTATTTAGATTACTTTTTAATAAAAACGTAGAAATTTCTCTACCAAAAGAGCAAATTCTAGTTGCTTCTGATGGTAGATGGGTTCAACAAACTTCTTTATTTACTGATATATCTGCTGGTGTACCATTTGATCTTGTTAATACGTTTGTTGACATTGTAAATACAGATGGCTCTACTGTTAAAGTTGAAGTAGAGCGTGTTAGGCATTATCAGGAAGGCATTTACGAGCTTGTTGTATCTCGTTTCTTTGTTGGTAATATTCTTAATAATGCTACTTTTACTTCTAATGGAGTTACGGGTACTGTTATCAATTCTTTGTCTGGATTTCAAATTGATTATCCAGGGAAAAAATTTAAAGTTGGCCAATTACTTGATGTTGTGTATGGACAAGCAATTGGTACAAAAATTAAAGTTACTTCTGTTAATGTAAGCGGTGGTATTACTGGACTTGAGTTTTTATCTTTCGGCGTAGGCTATCCAGAAGATTTTACCTCTCAACTTGTTCCAGTTGGTTTTGATTATAATTTTAATTATAATAGTGACACCGAAACTTATACAGGTTCTCTTAATGATCAAGTATCTTCTTCTGAATATATCTACTTAGAAATAAACCCATACTGTTTTGGTTTTGACGAACTTCAGGCCGATGGTACTCAATACGCTGCTTCAGACTATTTCTCTGAAGTATATGGCGAAGGTCTTGAATTTGTAAGGATTTCAGATGATAAGTACTTTGCAGAAGCATATCTCGACGGACAAAGAGCCATTGGTACAGCAACTGTAAAAAATAATGATAATGCTGATGTAACTCAAAGTGATTTAAGTGAAACCGATGCTGCAACTTTAACTGCATTACAATCGCTTTATCCAAACCGTGCGATTGTATCATTTACGAATACACCCGTATCAAAATACTCTGGTTCATATTCTACAAATAAAGGTTTCTTATCTGATGATATTTACCTTCAAGATAATTTCTATTATCAGCAATTCTCGTATGTTATTAAAACAGATGAGCAATTCTCTACGTACGAAGGTTTAGTAAAACAAACTATTCATCCAACTGGCATGGCTATGTTTGGTGAATTTGAAATTACGAATGAGCTTGATGCATCAAGCGTTATTGCTCTGCTTGCTACTCTCTTTAGAACTGGATTCCAAGATGTTATCGAAACTTCAGAGTCCACATTCAATAGAACAATTATTAAGAGTCCTCCATTAGATCAAGACGAAGTATTTACTTCTCAGTTTGTATATTACGAATTTACTAAGCCGCTTGAAGATGAAGTATTCACTCCAAATGAAACTTATTATGAATTAACAAAACCCGAAGTTGATGAGATATTCTCAACAGAAGCAATTCAAGATTTTTATATTACTAAACCTCTAATTAATGAAGTTATCGCAGAAGATACTAGCTTATTTGAAACCGCTGATGCATACGCATTAGATTACTTTAGACAAGATTACTCTGAAGGGTTAATATACGATACTACACTTGGTTTTATTATTGAAGCACAGAAACCATTTTATGAGAATATAAATGCCTTAACGACTTTATTTGAATTTTCTACAAATTTAGGTAAGTTCGATGAAATTATTACTTCTCAAATAGTAAATTATGAATTAACTAAACCTTTAAATACTTTTACAGCTACAATAGATTTATTATCTTATAATTCTACTAAACCTTTAGAAGATATAACTAGAGCGTGGTCTACAAAATTTACAGATTATGATCAAGATGTTTATGTTGCTGACTATGAACCAAATGAAGAAGATTACTTCTTAGGTCAATACGTAGAAAACATAAATATTCCAACCTTTGATATTGATGTACGCAAGCCATTTTATGAAACTTTAACAGCTGTTGACGAACAGGAAAGTGAATATAGAAAGCAAATAGATAATAGTGTTACAGCTACTTCTAACCTTTTACCATTTAATTTTGGCAAAAATATTTTAGATTCAATTGCCGCAGCAGAAGATAAATTTTTTACAGATTTAAGTGACACAAGTCTATATGCTATACCAAGTAATTATTCTCCATCTGGAGACTATGCGGGAGATTCTGGATACTTTGCGCAAGATTATATTGTAAATCTTAACGTACCTCAAATCGAGTTTGATATAACAAAGCCACTAGAAGAGAGTATAAATAGTATAAGTGGAGGAAGGGTTGAAATTAATCCTTATTCTGTTTACTATTTCGGTAATGATTATATCGAAGGCTCCAGAGCCATTTCTTAAAAACCCAAGGAGACATTTAAAAATGTTAATGCAAGAAAACCTAAAGGCACGTGGTCAAGTTCAAGTTGAGATCCTTGACGAAACCGGTGCCCTCAAAGAAAAAATTCACATCCCTAACCTTGTTGTTCAAGTAGGCCGTAACTTTATTGCTGAGCGTATGACTAATCAGACTGATGCTGTTATGTCGCATATGGCAACTGGTACAGATAACACAACTCCAGCATCTGGTGATACTACACTTGGTACTGAAAATGGTCGTGTTACTCTTGACTCGACCGTTGTAAATGCTAACGTTGTTACTTACACAGCAACATTTGCTCCAGGTACTTCAACTGGTCCTCTAGTAGAAGCCGCTGTATTTAATGCCAGCTCTGCTGGTATTATGCTATGTCGCACAACATTTGATGTTGTGAACAAAGCCGCTGCTGACACCATGATTATTACTTGGGCGATTACAATCTCTTAATAACTGAAAAGAGAAATATTAAATGACTGCTGTTGTAACCTCATTATTCCATCCTAATTTGGCAAATACTGTTTACGAAGAAATTCAGAACAGAGGAGCCATTTACCATTATTTTGTTGGACAAGTTTTAGCCTGGAGTGATGAGGCTTCACCGCCTTTGCCTACTGGAATTCCTAGTTACGAAAATTCTGTTAGAAATAACATAGTTCAAAGTAAACAGATCCAGATTAATGATGTTGCATTTGTTATTCCTAGAATTAACTGGGAAGTAAATGAAGTATATGATATGTTTGACGACACATATACTCAAACTAATCCATCTTCTACAGGTGCTACAGCATTGCAAGATGCTAGAATATATGTACTTACTGAAGACTTTAATGTTTATAAGTGCATATACAATAATGGCGGTGCGGTATCAACAGTAGAACCAAGTGGTACTAGTTCAAATTATTTAGAAACGTCTGATGGCTACGTTTGGAAATTTATGGCGTTTATTCCTTTAGGTTTACGCAATAAATTCTTAACAACTGGCTTCATTCCAATTACCAAAACTGTTAAAAACAGATATTATTCTGAAGGTACAATTACTTCTTATAATATTCTTGATGGTGGTCAAGATTATGATCCAAATGAAACGTATGCTCTTGTAACGGGCGATGGCTCTGGACCTTACGCAAAAAGATTATCTACTGTCGTTACATACATTGTTGAATACAAAGATGGTACTAATATTAATGGTTTTGGTAAAAAGTTTTATATTGACAATAAAATTACTCCAGAATTATATCTAACTGAAGGTAACACTTATAGATTTGAACAAAGCCATTCATCAAATACTGGAACTACTCTTAAGTTTTCTACAACTGATGATGGTATTCATTCAGGCGGTACTGAATACATAACCGGTGTTACCTATGTTGGTACACCCGGTACTTCAGGCGCATATACTGAAATTACTGTCGAAGATGGCGCTGCAAAACTTTACTACTATAGTGAAGATGATGAATATGCTGGAGCAGATGCTTATACAATTGCAAATGCTGGCATTGATGGCGCAGCAAATATTGAGTTAGTAATTGAAAATGGTGTAATTACTGGACTAGTTATTTTAGATGGTGGATTTGGTTATGATACCGCTACTCTAAATGTTACTAAAGATATTGGAGATCCAGGAACTGGAGCTTCTATTACGCTGAATCTTTCTGAAGGAGATTTAGATACACAGCAGGCAAACGTAGAATTATTATCTGTTGATGGAGAAATTAGCTACATTGTTATTGAAAATGGTGGCACTGGATATACTAATGCTATTATTACTATTGATGGCGATGGAACTGGCGCAAACTTTACTCCTGTCATTAGCCCAGCCGGAATAATTACTGGTGTAAGTGTTATTAATCAAGGCTCTGGCTATAGTTACGCTAATATTACTATAACGGGTGATGGCAGAGACGCTACAGCAAGAGCTATTATGGCTCCAAGTGGCGGTCATGGATCTAATGCTCCTGACGAATTGTTTGCTGATACTTTATGTTTTTACGCTAATTTTGAAAATGAAGCAATTCAAAATCTTACAGTAAATAACGAATTTAGACAAATTGGTATTATCAAAAATTTAACTGAGTTTGGTTCTATCCATAATCGTTTTAATATTGAGCTTGGATCCGCCTGCTACGCAATTACTGGAACTTTTTCTGGAAATAATTATCCAGAAGATTCAAATGTAATAACCACAGGCGGCGGCAAAACATTAAGAGTTGTTACATCAAACGATAACTCAATGTTATTACAATCTTTAGATGGATCTATTCCAAGTGTTGGAGACGTATTCTACTCTGCAGGTGAATTAAATCCATTTACAATATTAACAGTGACTGATCCAACTATTAATAAGTTTTCTGGCAATATGCTTTACGTAGATAATAAACAAGCGTTTACGCCATCGGGTGAACAATCTGTCGTATTTAGAACTTTCATTAAATATTAACTTATAAATAATTCTAATAGATCAATCAATCCAAATTAGAGTGTAGCACGCAATGACAATAAATTTTAATACAGATCCTTACTATGACGATTACGATGAAACGAAAGATTTTTATCGCATTTTATTTCGTCCTGGTGTTGCTGTACAAGCTAGAGAGCTTACACAGATTCAAACAATTCTGCAAAAACAAGTAAGCAGAGTTGGCGATCATCTTTTTAAAAATGGTTCGCAAATTATTCCTGGATCTGTGAATGTTGATAACGATGTACATTTTGCTAAGTTAAATACTACATTTAACGCTGTTGAAGTTACTAGCTATTTAAGCAACTTCCAAAATATGGTTATTACTGGATCTACATCGGGAGTTACAGCTGTTGTTTTGGATTCATCAGAATGTAATTGCGTTATTGACGGTACTATTCCAACTTTATATTTTAAATATGAATCAACAGCTGCTGATGGAGAAACTAAAAGGTTTCTTCCAGGTGAAAACCTTGTTGCTAAAGCTGTTGATAATACCACAGCAAATAATTATCGACTAACAGCTAATTTGGCCGCAGACTTATCTGTTACTATTTCTGCTCCAGTTGGAAACACTACTTATACAAATAACGCTAATACTGATGTAATTGGTCGTGGTTACGTAGTTGAAGTTAAAGAAGGTATTTACTATATTGATGGATTATTCGTTAGAAACGACGAACTCCACTTATACACAGGTAGATTTTCAAATACTCCTACTGCCAGAGTTGGCTTTAAAGTTGTAGAAGAAACTATTACTCCTGAAGCTGATACAACACTTCTTGATCCAGCGCAGGGTACATATAACTATACTGCGCCCGGTGGTCATAGATACAAAGTTTCGCTGGAACTCACCGAACTTCCAGAAGAATCATCTGGGTCTGATAATATTAAATTTGTTGAGCTTATTCGCCTAAAAAATGGTCAAGTTCAAAGCAAAATTAATAGAACTTCTTATGCTGAGCTTGAAAAAGCTATGGCTCGTAGAACATACGACGCAAATGGACACTTTGAAGTAGATAAATTTAAGCTTACTAAGCGTGAGCATCTAGACACCGGCGCAAATAATGGCGTCTATACTGCTGCGAATGTCGCAGAACCGGGTGACGTTAATAAATTTGTTATGGCAATTGATGCTGGCAGGGCGTATGTTTACGGCTATGAAGTTGAAGCTATTAGCACAACGTTTGTCAGTCTTGATAAAGCGAGAG